CTGGGTTCCGTTAGCGTTCAGCTCTGGACCCATGTATTTGTGTAGATACACGTCGGTACCACCAACTTGAAACATCTCGCTGGCTTGGCGGTCAATGAACTTGTAGTCATTGCCTTTTTCTGGTTTATAAAGGGAAAGTCTTGGCATAATGATATTTATCGTTAGCTAAATATGTAAGAGGACAAAAAAAATGGAAGATTTGCCAGCAACCACCCAATCCAACTCAACTGTTGAACGAAACAAAGCGTTTGACTATGTGCGCCTTATGCTAGGCGATGGTATGATTGAGGTTGAACTAGACCCAGCACACTATGAAGCCGCACTAGATCGTGCATTAAATCGCTACAGGCAAAAAAGCCCCAATGCTGTGGAAGAAAGTTACTTGTTTTTAGAACTACTACAGGATCAAAATGAATACAGATTACCTGATGAAGTTATCACAGTGCGTGAAGTGTTTCGTAGAGCTATTGGCTCAAGAAGTGGAATTGGTGCAGGTGGCACTTTATTTGAACCGTTTAACTTGGCCTATACAAATACCTACTTGATGTCAGGTAGTTCCATGGGCGGCCTAGCAACATATGATTTATTTGCTGGCTATCAAAAACTAGTTGGTCGTATGTTTGGTAGTTATATTGAATATGCATGGAAACCCACAAGTCACATTTTAACTATTCTACAACGACCGTTTGCACAAGGCGAACAAATACTGGTAAGAAGTTACAACTATCGTCCAGACTGGGTATTGTTACAAGACACTTATGCCAAACAATGGCTGAAAGATTATACACTGGCAGTTTGCAAAACCATGCTGGGAGAAGCACGCTCTAAATTTGCGTCAATTGCTGGTCCAGGACAGGCAATACAGATGAATGGTGGCGATTTAAAAACCAGTGCAAAAGAAGATTTTGAAAGATTAGACAAAGAGCTTGACACTTACGTGGCAGGCGGAACAGGTTACACATTTGTGATCGGTTAAGGACAAACAATGCCAATAAAAGTCTCGCAACTACCAGAACTAACATCCGTTGATGCAGGTACCATATTTTCAATAGTTGATACTGCAGGAACATTGGTCAGTAAAAAAGCTTCAGCACTGAATGTTGCCAATTATATACTAACTGGTAATTCGGCATCTGCTACAAAACTAGCCACCGCACGTAATATTAACGGCGTAGCGTTTGATGGCACTGCTAACATCAGTATCACTGCGGCAGTTCCTATTGCAACCAGTTTAGTTCTCGGTGGTGTAATTGTTGGTAGCAATTTAACTGTGGCAGTTAACGGAACTATTGCTGTTAACACAACTACAATAGCAACAAAAACTTATGTAGACAATACAAGTACTGACAATGCTATTTCATTCTCAGTAGCACTAGGATAAAAATATGGCAAATCAATTTGTAAAAAAATTAACTATAAACGTGGGAACAAGTGATACTACGGTTTATACTGCTGGCGCAACAACACGGGCAACTATAATTGGAATCAACATAGCAAATACTACCGCTGGTCCAATCACGGTTAGCATAAAATTATATGACAGTGCAAACACACGTACCGGATACATTGTAAAGGACGTAGTAATTGCTCGAGGAACGTCACTAGCGGCAATGGGTGGTGATCAGAAGTTAGTTACAGAACCAAACGATCTGATCAGAGTAGTATCTAGCGTGGCCACAAGTGCCGATGTTATTGTTAGCGCACTGGAGATCACAACATGAGTAACTTTATAGGCAGTACCGGAAACACATCTCCAAAATATTTTTATCGATTAACCAGAGATAACACAGGATATCTTGTTTTTACAAAGGTAGATTTAAATACTGCTACTGACGTAGTTGTTATTAACAACAATATTAACACTACATCAAACGCAGATCAATTAGAATTTAATATTAGTGATTATCTTAAAGACGACGGAGTAGTTATTAACGTTGATGAAAATCACGAAATTATAAAAAAAGCGGCAGGATACACACAATTTAAGATCAAACCAGACGACTTGTTATATTTTATTAATGATGATGGTAACTTAATTGTAAGACTTAACGGTAGTAGAGACTACCCAACAATTGTATAAATATAGAAACAAGGACTGAATAAAATGGCAGATTTTAACCTAGGTAGACTGAAATTCAATTGGAAAGGCGTATTTGCGCTAGGAACTTCATACGTTAAGGACGACGTAGTTCGCTTCGGCGGCTCAGCATACGTATGTATACTAGCACATACCAGCGCAACATCGTGGGCAACTAATTCAAGTAAGTTTGAATTAATGGTTGACGGCTCGGCTAGTAGTGTATTAACTACTGAAGGCGACATTCTATACTATAATGGATCACAAGAAGCTAGATTACCTATCGGCACTTCTGGACAAGCACTTATTGTCGACGATGCTGGCATTCCAAGCTGGCAGGGATTAGCTACTGCTCAAAGCATTTACTATGTAAAAACAGATGGTAACGATTCTAATAACGGTAGTAATTTGAACGAAGCGTTTAAAACTATCCGTCACGCATGTGATACAGTAATCGGGCCAGCAACTATCTACGTTAAAGGTGGATTATATTACGAACGTTTACCTATTAAAGTTCCTGCTAATGTGACGATTGTTGGAGACGGCCAGCGTACAACCGGTGTAGCCCCCGTAAAAATATCAAACGATTCAGCTACAATCACATCGACCGTGGGCGCACAAACTACAACTAAAATTGTTGTCGACACTAGCGCAGATGTGGGCGGTGCATGGACTATCGGTGATACAATTACTATTAGTGTTATTACTAGTGGAAGCGGAATTACAGGCACTGTAACAATTACCAATATTGAATACAACACACCCGGCGCATTAGAAACTAGATTAACTGTTAGTTTTTCTAGCCAAACGGTAACAACTACAAACTGTACAATTAGTTCTGACGACAGCGAAGGAGTAATGTGGCAGTTAAATGACGGGTCGACCTTGAACAAAATGTATTTTAAGGACATGGCTGGATTTGAACCTGACTTGGGCGACCCAGATAACATTGCATCACAAAGTGCTGTGAACAATAAAGGTATTTTTATAGGATTCGATCCAGCTGGGCCAATTATAAATAAATCTCCGTACGTTCTTGAGTGTGCGGCATTTAGCGAACTTGGAGCAATTGGCGCTCACGTCAACGGCAACTTACATGCAAGCGGCAATAAATCCATGGTGTTCCACGGATACACGGTTGTTGCTAGCGATGGCTGCGGTTACTGGGTAAGTGGTGAAGGCAAAGCAGAAATTGTAAGTTGCTTTACATACTATTGCTGGTTTGGTTATACTACAACAGGCGGCGGTAAGATCCGTGCCTTAAACGGCAACAACAGTTATGGTACATACGGTGCTGTTTCATCGGGCTATCTTGCATCGGAAACAACAAATAATGGCAGTCTTTATGGGGCACAGTTAACCTATGATGAACTAACATTGAGCGGTAGTTTTGTTGCTGGACAAACTGTAGTCGGTTTAACTAGCCGTGCAGTCGGTACTATTACCAACGTCCAAGCGTCAGTTAATAAATTTTATTATTATGCAACATCGGGAATATTTCAAAATAGTGAAACAGTTACATCAAATGGTATTATTACAGTTAGTACAACATACGGTTCATTAAGTGGAACTAGTGTAAGTGCGGCAACAACATACACACAATTAAGTCAAAAATCAACAAGTGGCAACGGACGGGGTGCAGTATTTACAGTTGTAAAAACTGGATCTGGTACAAGTTATAGTGCTGTCACTACTATTACTGTAACTAGTGGCGGAGCTGGGTACCAAGTAGGCGATACTGTCACTATTGCTGGTAACAGCCTAGGTGGTGCAAATTCAACAAACGATCTAACATTTACTTTAGGAACTTCTGTTTCTAGTCCTGGAGCCTCTGCGGATCTCAAAGCTGACGGGGTTAGTGGACAAAAGGGTTACGTATTAGTATTATCTGGATTAAGTGCGGCTCCTAAGCCAGGTGGCTCGATTGAAATTCAGAGCGATGCAAACACCTACGTTATTCAAAGTTTTTCCGGGACGTATGTTAATTCAAGTAGTAAGATAGTTGTAGTATTGTCACAAGAAAAAGGCACAGCGAGCCCTAGTGCTACTGGGATAAAGATACGATATGCTTACAGCCAAGCACGACTAACCGGTCATGACTTTTTAAATATTGGCACTGGCAATAAAACAACTACCAATTATCCGTATACACCCACGCAAACAGCTAGTCAGGGCAACGAAGTTATTGAGGATTTTCCGGGGCGTGTATTCTATGTATCAACTGACCAAGACGGTAACTTCCGTGTTGGTGATTATTTCAAAGTTGATCAAGCAACGGGCCGAGCAACATTGAACGCTAGTGCGTTTGACTTGAGCGGATTGACTAGTTTGAAGTTAGGTAGTATCGGAGCCCAATTAGGTGAAACAGTTAATGAGTTTTCAAGTGATCCATTCCTAAGTGGAGATAGCAATCTTGCAATACCGACAGAGTATGCTACAAGACATTACTTTGAAAATATTAGTACAGATGTATTACCAATTGATGATGATACTTATGACCTTGGATCCCCAAGTAAAAGATGGAATCACGTCTATGTTGGTCCAGGATCAATTACACTTGGTACATTGACTATTACTGATAATGCTGGTACATTAGAAGTTAAAGCAACGAGCGGTGGAGCTGCCGCCCCAACACTAATTAACTCTATCAGCAACGGTACAAGTAATGTATCAGTTACTAATAACGGTAATGTAACTGTTACTAGAGCTGGGTCAACTGTTGCATCGTTTGGTTTAAATGCGGTGACTCTTGGTGATACAAATACAACAACGCTATCACTCGGCAGCAATACCAGTGCAGCCAATACAGTAACCGTAGGCGGAGCATACACCGGTAATACATTAAAACTAGCAAGTACAACTAGTGGAACAATCAATTATACTAGCGATGTGACAACCGGAATAGCTAACTTATTAACTGGCTTAACAACTGGTACCATGAATATTGGTAGTGCTGCCGCCGGCAAATTAAACATTAAATTTAATACAGCTAGCTCAAATACTACAACTGGTGCATTGGTTGTAGACGGTGGTGTAGGCGTTGCCGGCAATTTAAACGTTGGGGGAAGTGTTTCGATTACTGGTAGTATCACAGTTGGCGGTGCTGGATCATCAGTGACTACAACAGCATTGGCAGTTTCTAATCCAATGGTTAAAACTGGACAAGGTAATTCAGCAGATATATTAGATTTAGGTATTTACGGACAGTATACTACCGTAGCAACAACAACAATTAGTGGTGGAACATTAAGTGATAGTGCTACAACTATCAATGTAGTTTCAACATCTGCCTTCCCTGCATCAGGATATATTGTAATTGAAAGTGAAGAAATTACATATTCAGGAAAAACCGGAACATCATTTACTGGTTGTACACGAGCTTCTAACAGCACAACTGCCGCTAGTCATGCTACCAGCACAATAGTATATGCACCATACTACACTGGTTTGGTTAGAGATGCAACTGATAGCACTTACAAACTGTTTGCTGGCCTAAATACAGTTTCACCCATTTCCACTGTTGATTTTAGTGCAACAAATGTAAGTTATGCCAAATTAAAAACAGGTGGTTTGTTATTAGCAGGGTCAACTTCGGGAACTGTTACAATTAATCCAGCGGCAACAGCAGGCACAGCAACCTATACTCTACCAAGCTCAGCGCCGGCAACAGACGGCCTTGCCCTAGTTTGTACAACTAGTGGAACAATGACTTGGAGTACAGCCGGTGCAACAATTAGTGATGATACCTCGACAACTACATTGTATCCTACAATGAGTACTGTAACATCGGGCGGAGCTTCAGCATTAAAAGTTACAAGTAGTAAGTTTACATTTAACGCAAGCACTGGCGCATTATCTGTTACATCATTAACAGAAAGTTCAAGCATAGCATTAAAAGAAAATGTTAATCCAATTACAGATGCATTAGATAAAGTGTTACAATTGTGTGGTGTTACATATGATCGTAAAGACGGATCTATGAAAAACGAAGCTGGTTTAATTGCTGAACAAGTAAACAAGGTATTGCCAAATTTAGTAAGCAAAGATGCTATAGGTAACCCAGAAGGTATTAACTATACTAAGTTGACAGCATACTTAATTGAAGCAGTTAAATCATTAAAAACTGAAATTGATAGCCTTAAAGGTAATAAGTAATGGCAATTTTAAAAAATACAACAATTACAGATACTGGTAGTTTAGTATTACCAACAGCTACTCCCGGGTCTCTAAGTACCGGTATGAAACGTTATAATTCGTCAACTAAAGCTGTTGAAACATATAGTGGCAGCAGTTGGGTATCACATCTTCCTGTTAGAACTTACATGCATGATGGATCTACAAGTCCTAAGGCGGCTAGAAGTGCTAGAGCGATCAAATCACTTACCGGAACAACTACTGATGGGTTGTATTGGATTGACATCAACGGAACTCCTTTTGAAATTTATTGCGATATGAATACAGATGGTGGCGGATGGATGTTGACTTTTAGAAATAAGAATTTCAACAATCAAGGATGCACACAAGGCACTTGGGACTTTCCCATGGTGTTTCCAAACGGCGGGTCAACTACACCAACTAGCCCAGTTGGCGCACTTAGTGGATTGTATGAAGGTTTTAGTCCGGCTAATCGTTGGTCACTCTGGACAAGTTCGTCGTGTTGTGAATGGCGAGCAACAACCGGGCAGGGTCCTATTATAAACCTAGATGTCAAACAAGCCGGTCCATCTATTGCTGTTGGAGATAATATATTGCACTATGCCTGTGCTGGCAAATCCAGCGGCGTACCTGGTGCTGGTTATAGTAATGGATTTCCAGGTTTTGTGCAGATATTAAAAAGGTTTGGAAGCGGGTTAGCCCCGACAGAAGGTTACTGGTATCAACTAGCACAGTTGGGTAATTATCCATGTTCTTGCTGTGAGGGCTTATATGTTGGTAACTGGAGTTCAAGTACTAACGGACTTCAAATTTGCGGCGATGGCTACGGTATTAGCAATCAAAGTCAGCCATATCCCGGAGAGTGGACTAGTTATTGGATTAGATAAAATGTCTGAAGAACAAAAAGATTGGTCGCATGTTGTACCAAGTTTTTTACCCGATTTTGTTAAAGCAAGATTAGACATTTGCGATACTTGCGAAAAATACAATAAAAAAATGTATATGTGTAACGAATGTAAATGCGTTATGCCTATTAAAAGTTTTTGTAAATGGTGTAGTTGCCCCGACGGACGTTGGCCATCATTAGAAGCAAAACCAGAACCGCAAAGTTAGGGTTATAAATACGTAAGGAGAATATAAAATATGCCAACAGTATCAGTTATTATGGATGGAAAAATTGTTGGGTCTGTGACTACAGGCTCGTTCAATCACGGCGCAGAAGGTGCTCAAGGGCAATTTGACATAACTACCAATGTAGTATTAAGATCTACATACAGTAATAATCTAAATCCTGATGAACTACTGCGTGTGCAATCGTATGTTGGCGAAATTGCACCATACGGTTCTATATTCACAGATACTGAAATTAATGTACCAGACTACATTCCAACAGAACCGATCGAATGGATTAAACAAACGTCCGGAATTAACAATTAAAGGATTGGAAAATGGCACAGCTTAAAGCTACATCACTCAACGACACAGGGTCTTTAACTATTCCTGTGGGAACACAAGCACAACGTCCTGGCAGTCCAACTGCTGGTGCAATTAGATATAATAGCACTCGAACTAAACAAGAAGTATGGAATGGAAATATTTGGGAAGGAGTTCCGGCAAGTATTGAAACATTCAGGACTCCTGGAACTTGTAGCTGGGTATGTCCAACTGGAGTTACCTCTGTGCAAGTACTAGTAGTAGGCGGTGGTGGCGGTGGTGGTGGCGGCCACGACGCAGATTGGTGGTCCGGAGCTGGTGGGGGTGCAGGCGGAGTAGTATATCATCCGACACTTGCAGTTACGCCCGGCTCTTCGTATACCCTAACAGTTGGTGCCGGTGGCGACGGCGGTGGTGGCTCTGATTTTGGCTTAACTACTGGCGGTGCCGCTGGATCAAATGGGGGTAATAGTGTATTTTCAACTTTAATAGCCACCGGTGGCGGCGGTGGCGCAAAAGGTAACGGCCCTGCTGGTTCCGCCGGCGGCAGTGGTGGCGGTGGCGCAAATGCTAATTCAGGCGGTGCAAGTAACCAAAGTACATTTAGCGGGGCAACCGTCTATGGAAGCGCAGGTGGTGCCCACCTAGGCGGAGGTGGCGAACCATTTGGCGGAGGGGGTGGTGGCGCAGGCGGAGCAGGCGGTACTATACCAGTTGGCGGCGGGACTAGTTCTGCACCAACAAATAATTACGGAGGTGCAGGTATTGCTAATTCAATTACAGGAACGTCAGTAACCTACGCAGGTGGTGGTGGTGGTGGTGGCTCAAATTGGACAAGTGGCAGTGAAGATCGCCAAGGCGGCATTGGCGGAACTGGCGGTGGGCGCGGCGGAGGCGGC